ATATCAACATCATTGTTAAGAATATAATCGATCTCATCATCCGATAAGCCACGCTCTTCGATGTTGCGTCCCACGCCAATGGTTAAGTATCCGGCGGTGCATTTGTATGGTTTGTGTTCTACGCCTTCATGTAAACGAAGTTGCGCTGCTAATCTTTCTCTATCCACGTCTTCTCTCCAGTTCTTCAGCTAATGCTCGGGTTGTCGGATCAGGGTTTAATATAGGTGATGTTGCGTTACCGGTTTGTGACACTGGTGCCCCTAATCTTATGCCTGTAGATGGTGCCGCTGGTGCAATTGGTGCTCCTAATCTTATGCCTGTAGATGGTGCCGTCGGCCCCTCGGTTGTAGGTGCTCCTAATCTTATGCCCGAAGCTGACGGTGTTTCCGTTGGCTGAGGAGCTGGCTCACCAAACTGACGATCACGTTGTTGTTTATATACTTCTCTAATCTGATCTCGAGGAAGCAGGTCAAGTGTGTCGTTACGCCTCATTTCTCTGCGGACTATTTTTGAAATTTTAAGGGGCTCGTATCTTCCTCGAAGAAGTTTATCTACCCCGCTGACTCCCGCTCTTTTTAAGGTTCTCTTAATCTCGCGGTCTTCAACTCCTATTGTACGAAGGTCTTCAACTACTTGATGAAACTTGTTAAATACCTGAAATCGGGCTTCGTTTGCTCTGGTATACGCATCCAACAACTCTTCTGAGTTCGTTAAGTTTGGACGGCGAGCGACTCGGTTAAAGATGTTTGATGTATTCTGCCGTGCTTCACTAAACTCATAGCCTTTAAATTTCAACGCCATATTCGCGTTGATCTCGTTTTCAGTTACACCAGTCAGTGCCCGAGTAATTTCCCCAGCAAACTGTCGCTCCCGGTCTTGCCTGTCTTTTGGAGATACACCGAGGACATCATTAAGTCCTGTAGCTGTGACAAACGAGCGCACAAACCGGCCCGCCTCAAACTCACCGCCAGATACATTGACGGGTACGGCACTTGGAATCAATGCGTCGGCAACATGCACAAACGATTTGGCAAGCTGGTCACCAACGGACTCATTCGGGTTATAGACTCGAGCACCTGTGACAGTCTGTCCGCCACGACCGGCAGCCACGACCGGCAATACGTCCCTTAGCTTTGCTGTGATAATAGATTCTTCGAGGAATGGACTGAACAGTTCAGACAGTCCCTCACCAGTAGCTTCGGCAGTAGCTTGTGCTCCGGATTTACCAAGCATCCGGCCTTCCTCAAACTTATTGATCGCACCACTAGTTATCTTCGACAGCATGTCGTACGGGTTGGTGTAGCTGTAATTGATGTAAGTAGGTAAACCGTTCTTGTCCCGTCCTGTTGGAATCAAACGAGCATTTCTTTCCCAAGGAGCAGCAAGAGACCGCTTGAAAGCTTCCATCTCTTCTTCAGTTACTCCGCTAACTTGATACGCAAACTCCGACAAAGCGGCTGGGAATACAGCGAAGGTAGTTGCCGCGCCTGTTAACCGACGCATACCAATCTTTTGAATCTCAGGTACTTCTGACGCAAGCTCATCAATTCCACGAGCAATTGTGTTCGCACTAGTTCGCAAGATCTCATACGGGAATGCAATGAAGTTACCGACCGGCAGCTTACGCAGTCCTTTAATTGCCTCTGGGGCTAAGTTGTAGTTCGGGACTGTGTTACGAACAATGTCGGCGGCTTCACTTTTAATAAAGTCGTCTACACTGGAAAACCCTTTGGACTGCGCGTATTGAAGACGAGAAGCCTCGTCCATTTTACTTAAAGCATTACGCAGTTTGGACTGCTCAAACTTGTAGTTGTAAATCTTCCAGATGTTGTCGCCGCCTTGATAAAGGTCCTCGGCCCGTTGTCCAACACCCGCTATCTTTTTACCCGCGCTGTGCAGGAACTCCCCGCCACGAGACTGGGCAATCTTTTCACCAAAAACTTTACCTACCCCTCGTCCATTTTCTATGGTACGAGCACCGGTAGCCGCGCCTTCGTTAATTAGCCGCCTGATTTCCTGTAGTTCTGCTTGAGTACCAATCACACCGATCCGTTGTAATTCCTGCAGTTCTTTTAGCTGATCATCTGGAGTAAGTTTTTTGATGTCGTCAAGAACCAGCCGTACGGATTCCCAGAGATTCGCTCCCTTGCCGACGTTGCCCTGCGCCGTGGCAAACAATGCGGCAGAGGTTACGTTTCGTATTTGTGTGATCGGAGATAACACCGTCTTACCGTACTGAGTAAAACCTTTAGCTCTTAAAAACCCTGAGTACGTCGCCGTTAATGCGTTCTGGAATGCGCCGTTATCTTGTTTAGCTGTTCGAGTTAATTGGTTGTAAATTGTTTCAGGCACTGCGTAGCCTTCCAAAGACCCGTAGTTAGCCTTTTTAATATTTTTTAAATCAGCAAGGTTTGCTTCCTGACCTAAAACTTTATATCCATTTGGTACTTCTCGAGTTCCAGGAGCAATGAACATGCGGCCAATTGATTCACTAGTTTCAGCAAGTCGTCGAATGTTCCCGAAGTAATCATCCACAGCCTTGAACTCAGCAAGGTCTGCAATGGTATTAAGATACGCCTCTTCTGGACTTCTGATCTCACCCAACAACGCTCTTTGATAACTGGGCATTCTTTCTCGATTAGTGAACATCCCTGCCCTAATCTTGTCCAAAGGAATCCTCCCCGCCTCATCTGGAACAGAGAAAGAAAATTCTTTTTTCTTGTCTTGTAAGAACTTTTTTGCAGCCATTTCTGCTTGTTCACGACTTATCCGATTATTAACAAGGCTTGTTCCATCATCAGACAGCCCTAACATAGCCTTCGAGAATTGTTCTGGAGCGTCCTCGTGAAGTTTTTGCAGTAAGCCAAGAGTAGTGCTTTCGTTTTCTTTCTTCATGAAGCCCTGAACAGCTTGTTCCATTGCTTCTTTAGTGGGGGTATACGCCTCATCAGATTGAGCAAGGTACTTTCTTCTTAGGTAGGTGTTTAAATTGTGCTCAATAGTGGCGGAAAGTTCATCCCCAAGATTGACACCTTTTTTGGTGGTTGCATCAGATACTTTAAGTCTTTTAATCAGATCGCTGTCTAAGATACTTTTAGACATGTCGTCAATGTGACTTCGCATTTCTTTGACAATACCTTGTACCTCTGTTGGCAAGTTGTCCAGAATTTCTTTCTGCGCTTTTGCCAAGTCTTTGGTCTTACCCTTTGTAAACGCTGAAGGGTCGAGATAGGCTTCGACATTGTCCAATATCTGCTTTCGAGTAAACTCAGAATTATTCTTAACGATATCTTCAATTACTGTGTCTAGCTGATTAAGGGTGTTTTGTGCTCGTTTAATTTCGGCTTCACCAACATTAGCAATGAGTGACTTAGGTGCAGCAATTTCTGCTGGTAAAAGACCTCTGTACCGAAGAACACCAAGTGTGTCCGCCAGCGTGTTTTTAAAAGCACCCTGTTGTTCAGGGGCCAAGATGCGAGTTGCTTCGATAGTGTCCAAATAATCTTTGGTAGCCGTGACGGCTCTAGACTCTTTGATACCTCGTGCAATAGGTGACAAGACTGGAGCTGTTACGTCGCCAACAACATCGGCTGTTTTCATCAACGCGGCACCCGCAGCACCTAATACAGGTGGAGCTGCCGTTACAATTGCTCCGGTTTCTGCACCAATTTTTATCTTGTTGGTAAGCTTACGAAAAGCTTCTTCTCTTCCCTGAAGCCCTGTGTCTTTTGTTGTTTCAGTGGGTCCACCCTCGAAAAAGTCACCAATTGTAGTAACACCGTCCGTGGAAACCATCATGTCGGCGCCCGCTGCTGCGGCCACCTGTTCTGCGCCAAGGGCAAACTTTTGTTGCTTGGTTAGTTCTGCGCCAGAGCGTTGCAGTTTACCGAGTTTCGAGCCTTTAGATACTGCGCTCGCGGCACCAAGACCTGGAACCACGAACTGTGTTATGACTTCTGCGCCTTTACCAACAAGCCCCTCTGGATCAATACCTAGGGCTGCTCTAAGCTCGTCTGCTTTTCTTTTGGGGTTTGAGCTGTAGTTAGTGTCAAACATCAGGTCAATACCTGATCCGACTAACTCAGCGATACCTTGAGGAATGGCAATTAAGCCTGACGCAATACCTTCACCAAGCTCTTGAAGTACACCTTCTTCTTCTGGGACCTCTGTAGCTTTAACAGGGCTTCCTACTCGAATTCCCGTAGTTTGAACTGGAGCACCTAACTTAACAGCCATTTGACCCTCAGTTATCCGTCAGGATTTTCTAATGGATACGTTGTACCATTAAACGTAATTGACCTTGCGCCCGAGTCCCATAAGTTTTTAAGCTCTGCTCCGGATAACGTACTAGGGTCTTTAGTGACACCAATATTTGATGAGTCTTGGTTTGGAGTAATGCCCAGTTGTTCTAAATCTGAAGAGAAGAACTGTTGTATCTCTTTAGAATCAAGAATTCTACTCACCGCTTCATCAAACCCAACATCTTCTTCTTTCATGATCTGAGGAGCAACCGTAGTGATCATTCTCCGCAAACTGTCTGGACCAGTTAAGGTGCTTGTTGCAGCAAGCTCTTTACCGCGTGTGGCAACAAAGTTATTGAGTTCAGTTCCTGTGAGGCCGTTTTGCTGACCTTCGATCAATGCCAACTTAGTTCCATCGCCCAAGCCAGACAAGACTGCTCTAGCATTTGCCGATTCAATTGTTGCTTGGTTCCGGTCATCCTGGGATAGATTGTTGTCTGAAGCAATTTTTTCGGCTGAAGCAATACGATCAGCAAGCATTTTTGCTTCGTTACTCAGGCGAGCGTTAAACATCTCAACGTCTTTGTCTTTTAAGTTCAGTTTTAGTGTGTTATTAACGTCATTGATGTATCCGCGGAAGTTCATGTCCGCGGTTAATCGAGTGAGTTTACCGGACTCAACGGTTTCAAGTTTGCGCCAGTCATGTGCGTAATCAATTTTCTTCATGTCACGAGTAAACTGACGGTCGGCTTCTTTTTCTTCCCGACCAAGAACCGTGCTGATAGCTGCCGAACTAATCTGATCTTCGCGGGCACGTTGAGCGGCGTTACTTGCTTTTAAATCAGCAACTAATTGTTGCCCAGCCTCGCCAATACCTTTTTGCATCAGAGCAAAACCAAAATTGGCAATTGCCATTCCTCTGTCTTGTTTGTACTGTTCTGGATTTACGCCCATCACTTTAGCAATAATGTCACGCTGACGATTAATGCGATCCTCTGTGCTCATTGCTTTAGCCGCTGCAGCTTCGTCAGCGCCAAACGCACTAGCCGCAACTTCTTCGGCCCCATCAACGTCATTCTGTTGAACAAATTTCAGGATCCGAGCACCAATATCCGTTGAAGCTTTTTTAACGGAAGCTTTATTGGTTGGTTGAACTTTCTCAACTGTCGCCGCCGCTGCTTTAGCCGCAGGATTTACTTGTTCAGAAATTCCAGGGGACCGCTTAGGCTGATCTGCAAACGGATCTTCATCATCTGTAAATGTTTCTTCAGGCGCACTAGTACGAGACACTTCAGTGTCATCTGTAAAGGCGTCTTCCTCGTCCTTTCCAGACTGAGCTAAATCTCTGTCGCCAAGAATTGAATATTCACCTACATCAACCGCAAACGGATCTTCATCATCTGCGCCCATCCTGCTTAAAGGCTGCTGTGTAGGAACAAGTTGGTCTGATCCTTGTGTTGCAATCTCTGCTTCTGCAAGACTTGTCATTGTGGGCTTAACGCCGAACTCAGGAGGAACGTCCTCAGTCAGTGTTTGAATACCTTCGCGAACTTTAGGTGCTGCTGGCTCTACATAATCAATAGGGTTCATGCCAAACTTCTTTCGGAAATGATTGGCTCGAGCAACTGGATCGTCTCCAAATACAGTAGAAATACCTCTGCCAAGACGTGTATCAGCCACGCGATTTAAAAAGCCGGGGTCTTCTTGTTGTTTTACTAAATCTGTTGCAGGCATATCAGCTATCCCTGCGTTGAGTGCGCGTTGCGCCGCTAAGTTATTAGCTACAACTCTTTGTACCGCAGGGTTGTTTTGTGGTGCTGTAAGCCTGTTGTAAGGAAAACTTGAAGGCACCCCATAACCACTTGGTGTCATAACCTGACCAAATTTAGAAATTGTGCTTGGACCCGGACGTACCCCTCCAGGACCAGTGCCGTTAGCAAACTTTTGCACCGTCTGCATCAACGGAGCACTAGATGCCATGATCCCGCCCATTTGATTTAGCTGGTTGCGAGCATTACGCGGACGGAACATCTTGCGATTCATGACGTTGTTCACACTGCACCCCCAGAGCGGAAGCCAAGAATTCCTCCAAGACCCCCCGCACCAAATAATCCAGCTTGAGATAATCCTGCAAGGCCTAAACCAAAGCCACCTAACTGCTGTAGCTTAGATGGGTCAGGCGTTGTAGCCGACGTGAGGGTTGTCTGTGAGCTTGGCACACCGCGCAAGATGTCAGACATAAAGCTTAACCGTTGATATGGCTCATACTGCTGTTGCATATAGTTCTGATATTGCGCGTCTAACTCTGACTGCGCTTGACCCTGCTCTAAGCCACCTAAAGACATCAGTGCATTAATGTCGCGCTGTTGTGCCGCCTGCGCTGACTCACCAAGAGCGCCTTGTGACAGTCCAGTCTTAGCAAGTTGCCCGCCTAATGAACCAAGTCCCTGACCTAACGCACCAAATAACTGAGCACCAGATTGCATACGAGCCATCTGGTTCTGGAATGCGTTCTGCGCTTGTTGTTGTGCCTGTTGATAACCTTGCGAACGAAGCTGTGAGCCTGTGCGAGCCTGTTGCTCCATGACGTTGCGGTTAAGTTCTTGCTCTGCAATTGCCTGACGAGAGCCACCAAAGGCCCCGCTTCTTGTCGCTTGAGCACCAATACCTTGCTGGGCAATCTGACCCTGACGACCAATATCAGCCTGTGCCTGTTGTACAACGTCTTCTAAATATGGGTCCATGTATGCGGAAACTGACCGAGGGTCATACGCACCAAGAGACTGCCCGATCAAAGGAGCACCCGACATTGTTGTGCCGATACCTTGTCCGATGGCCGAGGCCCCAGCACCAAGTGTCTGTTGCCCCGCTTGCATCATCGGGATGTATGA